TAAAAATCTAGAAAATTAAACAAATCTCATCGCCCATTCATATGCGTTATTTAATGTCACCATGTCAGCAGGATCACCACCTTTATCTGGATGATATTTTCTTGCTAAACGGTAATATGCTTTTCTAATAATACTTTCATCATCTGTTTGTTTTATCCCTAGGATCGACCAAGCATTTTTTGTTGGTTGTGATTCGGGTTCATCGACAAAAGGATCATAATTGAAATCAAAATTTGGGCGATAACGATATTCATATTTATATTCATGATACTTTTTCCAATATGAATCTTCTTTGTCTCTGCCTGGAGGATGTTGAGATCGAGGCTCCCAACCTGGATATGGATCGGCAGTCATAATAAATTAATAACCAGATTTTTTTTTAGGTAATTCAAAGACATCCTTTTCTTTTACAATCTTTTTATCTTGAACATTTTTCTCTACATTAAGTGACGTAAAAGTATAAGTTTTGTTTGGTTTCATTCCCATTCCAGAAGTATCCACGCCCGAATGTTTTTTCATTTTCTTGGGTTTCTTCGGCATACTATTTATAATTTGATTGATTTTATTTTTTTATTGATATCATTTATAAATATGTCATTACTGATTACATCCTCTCAGTCAAAGGATAACACGAATGCGATTAGTATCGAAAGACCTGAAAGATATACTAATCATTTGAAAAATCCTCTAACTATTCCCCCTAACTCAGAGATAGCGGTGGATAGTGTCAAGATTAATAGAAATCCTGTGATGGATATGTCCGACAAACAGAAGTCTTTGTTTTGGTTCGGTGAGAGATTAGATCAAACTCAGAGAAATCCAATCGATGATTCCACTTCTTGGCCGATCGTTCAAGAAAATATTGTTGGAAAAGCAGTAGGAGTACAAGATTTCGTAGGTCAATATCGTAGTATGATTCGAGAAGCATATTCTTACCACCCTGATATTAAAACTGACTCTTCTGTCAGTGGATCGATCATGGGGAAGTCAAATCTTGGATCAATACTGGATGGTTTCACTTTTCAAATAGAAGCGAATACCGATGCACCAGTCTCAGCGATACCTCCTACCGCCCAGATCTTCAATGTTTTTGATAGATCTCCTGCTATTACTTATAATCCATCTGATGGTTCAATCACCGCAGGGGCAGAAAATACATTAGCACTCGCTGCTTGTGAAGGAGATAGTCATGGTCCTATATCATTGAGGAATGGTTCCGTAACTTTCAATGTATCTAATACTCGTGAAGATGCTGCGAATGCCAGTACTCGTAGATACGCAGTAGGACTTACAAGAGCCTACGATCACATTAACTATCAAACAGCATGGGATCAAGATATTGGTTTAAGGGCAGGTGAGGGATTAGGTAAAAATGCTGATATTTTCTTTGATTATGCGGCAGAAGCAAAAGATGGTAAATTAAGATTATTTCATTTTGTATCAGAAGGATCCGAAACAGGTGAAAGAGGACAGATGGACGAAATTAGATATTATGAGAAAAGTACTCCTAATAATAGTTCGAACTCATCTTTGGTCACAGGATCTCCAATCAATGTTAGCGAAGTCACTGAATTAACATTTAATTGTAAGAATGAGATTTTAACTGTAACCGATCAATCAGGAAATGTTATTGTCACAGTAAATAAATCTGTATTAACATCCCAAGATGAAGTCACTATTCCAAAACCCATTAATCAGGCGTGCTGGAAGATGTATCCACAAGTCTATTTACGAAACGCAGGAGATCTTATTCAAATTACAGAATATCATCAAAGGACAAGTTCCACTATGGATAGTAATATCTTCTATGGTCCTTCAGATTGGCAAGCGAGATGTTTAGGTAATTATTTTAATGCTGTTGAAGCGAAAAATCAACAAGCAGATCCAGTATGGAAGAACGCATACTTCTGGCCACGAGTTCTAGAACAACGTCCTTGGGGATTTGCTACCAATGCTTCAATCACTCCTAAGGCAACATATAAAGGTGTCAATGCGAGTAATTTAATGGACGATTTCGAAAATATATTTATTGTCGGCAGAAATGAAAAATATCTTCAAGATATGCCGACTAATGTTTGGCAACCAAATATGGCAAGACTTCTAGGTATGAGTCCGTACAGTATCTTCCCAGCGACACCCTCAATTACCACTATCGGATCTTCTTTCACCTCAGAAGTTCCTCCAGAAACTTCTAGTCAATCTTCTGCTTTTGTTAGAGTACCAAGATTATCGCATGAGAGTTATAATGCTGCTGTAGGAAGTCAATCACAAATCTTATCGATGATTCCTAGATTTGATAATGCTGGAAATGATGCAGGAGCATTATTCTTTCAAATCCCAGAAAAGGTATATATTGATTTGAATAATGCTTATCCTATACAATTAACTGATATAACTGTAGATGTCGTTCGAAAGGATGAAACATTTGTAGAAGATCTAACTGGTTCAACGGATGTTGTTTTCCACATTCGTAGAAAGCAAAAGATGTAAAAGATACAAAGATTTACACCTATCTTTATTAAATTGATTTTCTATCTTCTATTTTTTTCTAAAGTATATTCATAAATATGCCTTCTAAACTCCCTTCAATTGAGATGCCCCCCGCTCAAGAGCCAGAAGCTCCTAAGGTTGATGTGATCGATAATATCTTAGAAGAACTAGGTGATAAGGATATTCCCTCAGATGATGATACTGAAGGAGAAATAGTTCCTGTAGAACCTAGACCTAAATTGAAAGAAGAAGAAGTTTTTAAAGAAAAAGAAGTTAAAATAGTTGAAGAGAAAACTGTAATGAACTCTGAAACTGGTGAAGTACCTGAGAAGAAGGGAAGACGTAAGTATCAGCGTAAAGGTGAGATGACAGAAAAGCAAAGAGCTCATTTGGAAAGGATTAGAGCAAAAGCACTTGATAACAAGAAGAAACGTAAAGAGGAAAAGGAAGCATTAGAAAAGGAGAAAAGAGAAGCATTAGAAGAGAAGCGTGAAAAAAAAAGGTTAGAAGATGAAGAGAAGAAGAAAGTAAAAGAACAAGAGCGTCAGTCAAAAGAGGCAGAGAAACTTGCATCGGCAATGACGGCGAATATGTATTCAAAAGAAGATTTAGAAAATGCCATGATTAATGCGATTCATACCTATGATACTCATCGAAAGGAACAAAAGGCGATCAAGCGTAAGAAACAAGCAGAAGAAGCACAGAAAGCAAAACAAACAAGATTAATTCAACAAGCAATCAACCCTCAAGCATCTTCTGATCCATGGCGACAATACTTTACATAATCTTATTCAAAATAAAATCTAATATCTTAAATAATGGATGCCCAGAGCCAATCGCCGCCCACAATAATGAAAGTTAAATCCCCTGAAAGAGAAAAACCTCGAAAGATACTACATCCGAATCTTCCAGATCTTCCAACAATTATGGTTTTGGTTATGCCTACCAAATCTGGGAAAAGTACTATACTCTCCAATCTTCTTTTACGGGATGATTTTTACAAGGATGTCTTCGATAATGTGACGATAATGAGTAATACAATTGAACAAGATCAAACAAGTAGATTTTTGAAACAAACTTGTGATTGTTATACTGGATATTCAGATGATATCTTGGGTGGAATAATTCAACAGCAAAAGACCTATGATGACGATGATAGACCTTTTCTAGGAATGGTGTTCGATGATATTCTAGGTTCAGTCAAAAGATCTAGTTATTTGAACTCATTAGTCACTAGGTCAAGACATTTTGGTATAGGTCTTTTGGCGATATCAGTGCAATCATTCAAATCTTTGGGACCTACGATTCGAAACAATTGTAATTCATTCATTTGTGGAAATTTACAAAACATGGCAGAACTCGATAAGATCTCGGCGGAATACTCAGGGATGTTTGGAGGAGATGAGAAGTTTAGAAAGATATATCATAAAGCAACAGAGCAGAGATATGATTTTTTATTTCTTGATTTACAAGAAAATCCAGCAAGAGCATTTAGAAACTTTGAGGAACAATTAGCAGATGGGGATAGATTACTGTTTGATGGTGAAGTTAAAAAAAATATTCCTGAGGATTAAATTAAAATAATTATTCTTTTATAAAATGGCATCTATCTATGGATATTCTCAGGCACTGAGTGAAGGACATTCTTACAACGCTCGTATTCAAGCACATAATGATTTAGTGAATGAACATAATACTAAAGTATTAGCAGATTATGATACTGCTGTAAAAGAACAAAAAAGAAACAAGGCAGATGATAAGTCAAAGGAAGATGAAGATGCTGCGATCGATGCGACTGAAGATGGAAAAGGATTAGCGATGGCAGGATACGGAGCATTTAAATTAGGTCAAGAAGCAGCGGAGAAAGGTTTAGGTTCTGCTTTATTGGAACAAGGAGCAGGGAGAATGGGTGCGATTCGAGATACATTGGGTAAATTAAAGTCAGGTGATTTCCGTCAAGTAGCAAACAAAGGAGTAGAAGCAAGTTCAGAAGTGACTGCTGCTGGGGAGGCGGCTGCGAATACAGCACAAGAGGCATCTGAAACGGCGGCACAAGTCACAGCAGATGCGGCGAAAACAGGTGCTGGTGCGGCAGAAGAGATTGGATCATCTGGTATAGGGTCACAAGTTATTAAGGGAGTATTAGGTAAGGTAGGTGTTGGGAAAGTGGTAGGTGAGGCGGGTCTTTCAACATTATCAGAGTTAGGTGGTAAGGCGGCAGGAGATTTTGGAGGATTATATGATTTAGGTAAAGGTTTTGTAAATTTGGGAGAAAATAAGAGTTTCTTTGGAAATGATGATACTGCTGAGAAGTGGGGTGATTCATTGCAGATGGCGGGAGCAGCGATGGATGTAGTTGGAACAGTATTTCCTCCCCTCGAACTTTTGGGAGGTATTACTGGTCTTTTGGGTGGTGTGGTAGATACAGTAGATAGTTTATCAAAAGATGAAGATAAAAAGCAAAGTGATGCTGCTCCGATAACTGATCCTAATTCTGATCCAGACGGTGCTGGGATACAGAAGTTACAGGTATCTCCAGCATTCCAGTCCATGGGATTAGTCGCATCAACACCGATATCTGCTAAGATGTCAATTACTGGTTCTTCTGGTTCTTTTTAATTATTTGAAAAATAAAGTTTATTTTTTTTATGTTTGTCATTTTATAAAATTATGTCATCGTTTTTCGTAGCATCAGATAAGATACAAACTGGACAAACATTTGTCTCCGTTCCATCTGAAAATGGATTGGATTATCGGCCAGGAGGTCGTATCGATTTATACATTCCTCCAACCTCAAAGTTTATTGATTTAAGTCAAACTAAGTTAAAGATGAATGTTTCAATTGCTCTTCCGAGTGGTGCTTTAAATAATGATACTACTCGTCTTCAGTTAGACGCAGAAACTGGATTACATTCTTTGATTAGATCGGTTAGAGTTTTCACGGGACGTAAGACAGCTCTGCTCGAAGAGATTGAAGGTTATGATGTTTTGACGGCACTAAGATTTGATTATGAGAAAAATAAAAATCTGGTCAATAAACGTGTTCTGACAGATGGTGCTACTGGATATGATCCAGCATGTCGTGGAACTCTTGGAACTACTAAGACTGATTGTGCTAATTGTTTTTCTAATCCTTACTTCACTAAGTTGAGTAGTGCGACGGTTAATACATCTTTTGCCGCTGATACAAGTAATGATTTCCAAACTGTTAGTGGTGAATTAGAACTCAATACTGGTCTGTTCCGTAATGAAGCAGTATTTCCAGCATTACTCACCGATGGTCTTTTTATTGAAATCTTACTTCAGGATGCTACAAAGGTTTTCAGAAAGTTAGATAGCACGATTCGCGATCGACGTCTCCAACTCAATCCAGTATTTCACAGCACGAATGGTTCTGATAATGGTTCTCGTACTGCTGATAAAGGATTATGGGAAAATGGTTCTGCTATAAGTTCTTTCTTTATAACTCGTGATAATAATCAAACTGCTGTATCTACTTGTCCTTTTGTTGTAGGAGAAAGAATAAGTTTTGTAACAACTGACAACGTTTCTTTGAATGCTTCTGAGGCAACAATTACTCAGATTGAAACTGTAAGTGGTGCTGCTGTGGGAACTGCTAAAACAAAGATTACTCTCGATCAGAATGTTTCAAATACTACAGGACAAAATGCTCCTACTCAGGTTGATCTACATGTAGTATCTCGCTCAGTAGATAATTTATCCACATATCAACCGACATTCACAGTTAAGAATGTTGAAATGGTTGTAGCACAAATATCTGTCCCTGATGGATATGAAAACTCCATGATGCAAATGATGAAGGAAGGTGGTACTATGAATTATGATTATCGATCTTTCACCAATTACAGATATTCTCAGGTAGCAAGTGATTTAGTTGCTAATATTAGATTACCTCTTATTGAAAGTCGTGCTACTTCTATACTTTGTGTCCCTACGGATGCTACTGTATATTCTGCTAAACAAGCATTATCGTGTTCCCAAACTTATTTGATTGATAATGAAGAAGATGATGTAATCAATCGTTCGAATCGCTCAGGATTAGTTGGTATTGTGGATGAACTCCAGAACTATCAGTTAATCTATGATGGTAAGATTAATCCTTCTCGTAAGGTTGATACTTCTAAGATTTCGAATCGCACAAGTATTAGTCAGCAGTGGTGTATTGAGGCAGAGAAGGCACTTGCTATGGCGGATATTGAACCCTTATCTTTCAGAGCGTTCCGTGATAATTTCTTTATTGGTCGTGCTTTGGCTCTTGGACAGAACTCTGTGTATGATGCTCGTGGCAAAGACTTTAATTTACAGGTGGAATACACGGGATCTTCTGCCCCCTCGAAGAACCACCTCTGGATGAACTTTGTTTCACACATTCGTAGATTAAGTATTAAACAAGGTAGTCTTGACGTATTAGTCTAAGATACAACTCCCATAATTTTAAATTAAATAAAATATTTTTTTTTAAGTGTCATATCATAAATATGGCGACTGCTACTCAACATAATTTAGAAATCGTTCCTTCGAATGTGACTTCTAACGGATCTATCTCCTACAGGAATGGCAACCCAGTTATTCAATTTATTCTTGGCGAACAAGATGCTATGCTTCTTGGAAACTCTGTAAGATTTACTGGTCAGTTCCGCTGTCATTTAAGTAATACATCTGATAGTTCATCGGATGTAAGTCCTCTAGCGATGAGTGAAAAGTTAGGTATTTATTCCACAATTGATACTCTAACTATTAAATCTCAGAAAACTGGTCAAACGATCGAAACAATCCGTCACTACAATCGTTTCCTTGCTTCATATCTTCCTGTGACTTCTTCGAAACAAGATAACATGGGTCATTTATATACTTCAGCACTTATTCTCCCCAACTATGCTGCTCAGACTGAAGCAGTTGTAAATATTCCCAGTCAAAGTACTACTATGAATCATTTCTGCTGTGCTTTGCCTTGTGGTCTTTTCAATGGACGTAATCCCATCCCCCTGATGCAAGAGGCAGTTGGTGGTCTTTTGATTGAAATCCATTTAGCACCAGACCAGCAGGTCTTCCATTCTAATACGGATAGTTCGGCCTCGATTACCGATGCTTTCTACGAGTTCCAGGATGTAAGTCTTGTGTGTGAAACTATTGAACCAGATCCTCAAACTCTCCAAGGATTAAAATCTCAACCTTCGGGAACATTTGAATATAATTCTATTAATTCGTATTATCAGACTATTAACTCTGCGAATGGTATTATCAATTTCCAGTTAGGTCTTTCAAAGGTATTAGGATGCTTTGCTAATATTGTTCCAGCGGCTCATATCAATAATTATTTATTTGATGGTCTTGCGACATTATATCCAACAAATGAAGATGGATCTTCTGCTGATATTAAAGAATTATTCTTTACTCGTAATGGTAGTAAGTTCCCTCTCGATTTCAACGTGAATACTATACAGCAAGATGATTTGACTAATCCAACGATAGATCCTCAACTTGTTTATTATTATATGGATGCTCTTGTGAAGTTTGCTGATATTAAGAGGACTTCTCTCAATCAAGTGAATGTAAGATATTCTAATGCTACTCGTTTTGATAAGGACTTCGCTGATGGTGGTTGTGGATTTGGTGTTGGTGTAGCATTTGATCGTATCTCTGACCAAGGTGTTGATTTCAAGAATGTCAATTTTGGTATGAACATGTCGCTCGAACTGACAACCGATTCACCGCAGGCATTCTATCTGTTTGTTCATAATAAGAATACCCTTGTGTTCGGCCCAGGAGGTCTTCAAGTATTAACGTAAAAAACTTTTTATTAATTTATTTTTTTTATTTGGTTCTTTTATAAAAATAATGGATCCCCAAGTGTCTGCTCAAATGGATAGTGCTGAAACCGAAACCTCTATGATTGAACGTGCTCCCGTACCACAGGGACAGATGGTACCAGATCTTCTAAAAGTATCTCCAATGACAACCTCTACAGCAACTGATGTTGAAACCTCAATTACTGACCCAGTTGTTATTTCTGATACTTTCTGTCGTTTTGTTTTACTGAATAAAGGTATTCTCCACAGTCATTCGAAAATTACTCTCGCTGTGACAAAACCAGATGATCTTCAACGTTTCTTCCCTCCTAATGTTGGAATTGCTTCTCTAATCAAAAGATGTGCTTTAAAGGTTGGAACTAAAACTCTTCAAGAAATCGACGGATACAATTATCTCACCGCCTACAAGTCTATGTTTATTAATAATGAACATCAGTTAGAACGTGAATTACCTCAATCTGCTCGTTGTATCGCTCATGAGTTTAGATACAGCGATGCAACCGATACTTCTGGAGGAGTATCAAATAATACAAGAGCATTTAATTATGGTCTTTCAACTGGTAAGGAATATGATAATGGTGATGGAGCAGTTGGTAATGTTGAACTCCCTGATTTTGCCCTTATCAAGAACTCACCCGTATTCCAGATAGCTCTTGCCGATCTATTCCCTATGTTGAAACAAACACAGTTGCCTCTCTACATGATGAAGGAACAAGTTTCTATTGAATTACATTTCGCTGATCCAGGTGAAAGATGTCAGTCGGCATCTGGTGTTGCTTCGGGAACTTACGCGATCGATCAGAATGAAGTCAAGTTCATCGCTGATTACATCTACTACCCTCAGAATATGATGGATGCTTATGCTGAAGGTAATCAGCAGATTACTATTAATCACTTTGATTATCGTCATTCGAAGGTGTCTGTAAGTGCTACAACTGCTGCGAACACTCAAATTAGAAATCTTGGTGGTGCTGGTCGTATTGTCACTAAGGTTATGACAGGAGTTCAGTCTGATAAGACAAATGATTTATCTATCCTTGGACAGTATCACGCCATGGTTCCTGAACCTAGTTATACTCCTGGACAAGTCCCTGATGGAACTAAGTTGAATGGTTCTATTACGTATAACATCAAATATAATGATAGATTTTTATATCCGATCGATGTTGATAACTCGGCTCGCCATTTCCATAATGTTGCTCAGACAGAAGGTGTTCCAGCATTTGTTACTCGTGAAGAATATTCTGCTGAAGGTACAGCACTCACTAGTGATAGATTTATGGGATATATTCAGAGTGAAGGCAGACAAGCACTTGCTACTGCTGGAAGAGGTGTATTTGGTCGTTTTGGTTGGCTCTCTAACAGATTGAATCGTAATGAAAGAGTTAATTCAAGAGGTCTAGAAGTATATTATAAATATGATACTCTCGATGATCAGGCGGCATATACTCAGCGTTCGTGGTTAGAACTTGTTAAGATTACTCAGTTGAATGGTGGATATATCTTCTCTGCCCTTGCTTAAATCTTGAAGTTTGAAAAAAAAATAACTTTCTCTTTTATAAATGTCTGGATATACCCAAACTCTTCTTTTGGATTGTAACAGATTATCCTCTGAAGAATATAATGCTTCAAGATTATCTGATACTGATAATTCTCTTTATACCAATAAAGTCGCAAATGGTATTAATTTAAATATAGGCGATCAAATTTCTATTAATTCAGCATATATCTCTGAAAGAGGTGCTGGTGCTGAAGTCATCGAGTTCAAAGGAAAACGTTTAGGTCAAAATACACAAATCACATATACTAATGTATCAAATACTTCTTTTGTAGGATATACCACTTATAATAATGATTATGTAATGCCCGCAGGATATGGAAGGCAAAACTTTGAAAATGTTACTGAATCATTAGCAATTCAAGATAATGAAGTATCGATCGCAGTTCAGTTTTATAAAACTACAAATGGTGAAATGAATATTTCACTTCCCAGAAGATTTGGATCTGTATCACCTGGAGGTGTGAATTATACAACTGCCGAAAAATATTGGACGACACCAGATGCTGATGATACTGGAATGAATGTATTTTTTAGGAATGCATCACATATCTATGCTCCAGATTGGAATGAATGTGAATTAGATAGTTGGCAACAATATATTACTGCTTCTCATCAAAAACCACGTCCTCCAACATTCGGTTCGCTAACAGGATTACCTGCTATAACAATTAATGGCTCAGCAATTGCTAGGAAATTAAAACAAGATAATTCAAGATTCACTATCTTTGTAAGAAAAGAAACTATATGGAATGGGTCTTTTGTTCAAGGTGATACTCCTGCGGAAAGGGACGCATTCAAACAAAATTATCTAAATAGTTTAGTCTTTAATGAAGATATCGATGGTGCTTTTATCACAACAAGTCTTAGGGATCCAGCATTAAAAGAATATATACCCTTCATGAAGAAAGTAGATCTTTCAGTTAAAGAAGGATATGATACACCCTCAAGAATCGCATCACAACTAACAGATAAATTAGCAGAAGTTCAAGATATTGATCCCCTAATCCATTCACATCGAGGAGCAACCTCATTAGATCCTGGAGGGCAAGATGTATATAGTAGGACTGTTGATAGTACTTTATATCAAAACTTCCCTGCTGCGAATGAGACTACATTCTCCACTTCTAGATTTGAAAGTTTTAGGGAAGGAATATTAGCACCTCCTGGAGAAACAGAAGATTTAAGTGAGTTCAGTTTTGCTTACCTGAATAATTATGCTTATGTTGGTTTCAAAAGACCTGAATTTGTTATGAAAGGAAGAGAATTAAATGATAATGCTGGATTTCATATTATTGAAGATCTTTTCACAGCACCCACAATTGGAGATCAACCAGCATCAGATATTAAAACATCTCTCGAATGGAATGAAGATAATTTAACTAAATTAAGAGATTTTTTTGAGGTTCAAAGAAAGTTTTATCCAGAATTAATTTCTGGTAATCGTGAAACAAATAGTAGTTTTACTGCGAGTTTTGTAGAAGAATATTACGGAGCCGCTTCAGCATCACTGAATGCATCGTTCGAAGATGTGGCAAGATTTTTACATATCAATCCATATTCTGCTTCCACATTAGCAGATTCATTAATTTATAATGGTTCTACGACTTGTCTCCAACATAGATTTAATGTATCTTCTGCTGGATGTACAATTGGTAATGAGATGAATTATATGGATAGTAGTCCTTTGACTTATAATGGTTCTGGTATAAGTCAAGCATTTTCAGCAAGTAATGAAAATATTTATAATAAATATGCTTATGATACTTCATCACTCCCCATTTATATTTATTATAATGCTTCATCAGCACATCTAACATCTGCTGATAGTGATGGTAATGGTGATCATAATCTTGTTTATGGTTTCGCTCGAAAGACTACAGGAATACTCTCTCATCCAACAATAACATTCACCACTACAGGGATAAATGGAATCGCATTATGTCATTTTAATGATGGTGCTCGGGATCAGTATAATAGGGCGCCTACGGGATCAAGTCCAGGATTTGGCTGGCCGTTCATCCAAGGAACTCAAATAAAAGGATCACATTATGCTCAAGGTGGAGCAAGAAGATTAGGATATGATTATCATTTTAATGCTTATGGTAATGCTGCGATAATACCTAGCACAGGATATAATAGAACTGGTTATTATGGTCATCAACAGAAAGTTGGTTATAATTATGCTCGAAGATGTTATCTTGGTGCCAATAATCCTCTATTGAACTTCAATACTGTTGATAATAGATTTGAGTTTAAAAATCTTCATACTTCTGAAAAAATAGGTAATATGTTTAACGCTGGAGATCCAGATCCTACAGGTAATGAGATTGCTCCTCCTCCCGCAGATCAATCATCACAAGATTGCTATAAAATAAATAAAATCGATCAGTACAATACTTGGTCCCCATGTATGATGCCTTATCCAGAAATAAATGTTTTAAAGAAAGCAAATGTAAGTCATACATTTCCTAAACCTAATGTTAATTTAGAAAGAGAAACAGTAATGGATGCTCATTGTGGTATCACTATTGCTGACATGGGTGTCACAGAAGAATTATGGGATGAAAGTATTTGGGGAATATTAGGTTTTTCTTATCGTCAATTTTATCCGAATGCATCGGTTGTTGGGAATATAAATACAAGAATGAATAATGTTATAACAAATGTTTCTGGTGCGACAACAAATGCTTTGATTAGTTCGGTCGATGGTTTAGAATATCAAGTGAATCCTTTTGCTGTTAATTTATTTACGACTCAAATCCCCTTAGCAACTGATTATGGAGAAACTGCTAACTGGATGATTAGTGGAGGAGGAGCAGGAACAATCGTAAGAGATATTAATACAATAGTTGTGAATGCTGTTTCTACTGCTATTACAGCAGATAATTTACCCAGAAAACAATTAAGAGGTTATTTCCTTCTTTCTTCGAATATTATGAATGATGCTAATTATTTCCGTGAAGCAAATCCTATGGCGGTGATGGCGGTTGTTGATAAATATAATGCTGAAGGAGATTTTATTAATTACTCTGGAGGAGGCACAGTATTTACCGTCACCAAACCAACTACATTAACTTCTGTAAGAACTGCCATCCTCGATCCAGATGGCTCACCAGCACAAGTAGGTCAATATTCTGGTGTCATATATCGTATTGATAAGCAAGTAAATACTGATTTGAACTTCGCCCAAACTCTCATGGAACAACAACAGAAGTAATGGTCAATATGAGGAAAAATAGTCAATATGACCATTTTCACTTGCGGAGCCCCCAAGAATATTTTAGGGGTTAGGGGGATGATTATCAAAATAAGTATCCCCTATTTTTTTATTCATCCTTGATATAATGGAAAAATATTATCAAGTGATAAATCTTTGTTCTGAACTCGATCGTACAGATTTGACTGAGTTTCTAGAAGATCTTCTAGGCAAAATAAAACCTAATTTAGAAGAGATAGATGATCCAGATTATTCAAGTGATTCCGAATCACAAACCTCTGAGCCAGACGATGACCCTGTAGATCCTTTGAGCGATGCTCCAGAAACAACATACAGAGTTCATATCGATGAAGAAGGATTTTGGTCTTTCGTGTTTTCAGATGATGAATAAAATCTCAATAATATTATAATGATTCCTAAAATAGTTCATCAAATATTTATCAGATTTAAAGATGGTAAAGATTTGGAACAAATCCCTGAGTTTTCAGAAGCAAACAAAAAGACTGTCAAATGGTGTGAAAAGAATGGTTACAGACATAAACTCTGGGATGAAGGAGAAGTATTTGATTTAATAAGAGAAGATTATCCACAATATGAGCAATTATATCATGATTTTAGATTTGAAATACAAAGATGTGATTTTGTTAGATATTTGATCTTACATCGATGGGGAGGTATCTATTTGGATTTAGATATTCATCCTATAAGAGATATGAGTTCGCTATTTCAATTAGATTATTTCTTTACTCGTTGGCATGATGATAAGCAAAGATTACCATATATCGCTGTAATGGGTTCGGAACCTAAGCAGGAGATCTTCCAGAAGATAGCCGAGCATTCTAAGGTATCAACTTATGAGAAGCAAAATATGGAAATATATCAGAAATGGACTGGAAGACTAGTCTTTCAGACAACGGGACATTTTATGGTTCATCGAGTTCTCAAAAAAAACAAGATACCTGATACTAAGAAATTAACAATTGTTTCTGTGTATAATCCAAATAAAAAAATCTCTTCTATTCCCCCAAACGATGCAGCGATATTTATGGATGGTTCAGTGAGTGTTTGGTATTAGTCTTCATTTACTTTTGTAAAAGGATAAGGCACACTCCCCACATCTTACAGTTGTCACATCATTGATAATATCAACATCATAAACAAACATATCAGCATGATCTTCCTTTTTTCTATTACATTCAGAACAGATTTCTTCTGGGAGTTTTTTTTCTTCTTCTTCTTCTTCGTATCCAAATTGTTCCCAGAGTTCTCGCTTAACTTCTTCTTTGTCTTCTTTTCGAACATTCCTATGAACATAATCTTCTATTTCATCCTTTGTAGGGGTGTCGTCGCAACCCGTGACGTGCCACATACAAGCGTAATAATGGAGAGAAGTTTCTTTTTTATCAAGTTCTTGTTTGAGTTTCTTGTTTTCTTTATCAAGATTATTTGCTTCTTCTGTCATATCTTCCCAGTCTTGTAGGAGCATCTT